GCGTAGGCTTTGGACCATGTCGAGCGCGTTCTGGGCCGCCTGTAGATCACCGGGAGCAGCAGCGATTGCCTTACCCTGGGCAGAGCCGATTTCCTCCTGCGTATTCTTCCCTGCGTTATCAATCGGGGCATTGCCGATGACATTGCCGGCGCGGTCTTGCGTCTGATAGGTGGTGCCGAGGTTCAGGTTATGCGTCGTGCCGACCGGGCTAAAGCCTCCAGTGTCGACTATGTGGAAGCTGCCGTCCTTGGCGACTTGCCCGATGCCGGTTTTCCCGCTTGCATCCGTGCCGTAGACAGGGTTTAGCCCATATTCAGCGCCCCCAGCACTGGCAGGCGGAGTGACCCACTGACCTGTCGAAGTATCGTAGAGAGAGCCTCCGGCCGACATGAAATTGTTCTTCGGCTTCTGAGCTTCGAGCTTCTGCTGATAGAACAGCTTGTAGGCATCCCCACCGGACAGCGCTCCGCTTTCGACGGCAGCCGCCAGTTCCGGGTTCTGCTGGCGAAGGAACTCCAGCGTCTTGTTCTTCTGGCGAGCGCCAGACACGCCTTGCGCGAGGCCGGCGACCTGTTGAGGAGCCGTGGCGCCGCCAAGTAGGCCAGCGCCAGCGGCAAGCAGCGTATCGCTGTTGTTCTGCAGAAACGGGCGGAAACCGCTTGCGAAGGGAGGAAGCGCCATTTAAAACATCCCCAAAAGGCCAGCGCCGGTCGCGCCATAGCCGAGTGCGGTCAAGAATGGGTTCTGACCAGGCTGTGATTGCGTCGTCGAGCCGCCCAACTGGCCGGCACCGGATGCGATGGCCTGGAGGCGGGAAAGGTTCTCCCACGGCTTGTTCTGCTGCTCGTTGAAGATGCGCAGTTTGTCGTTCATCTGCCTTGTGGCAAGATCCTCGTTCATCGCGCCAACCTGCATGAGATCGGATGCCGGGGCTTTCATGCCGGTATACGCCTGCCCGAGCTGACCGAAGCCAGTCGATCCCATGTTGAACAAATTGCTGTTCGCCGCGTCCTTGCGCTGCTGGAACGCCTGATATTGCCGCGCGCCAAGGTCTCCGATCGTGTTCCCGAGGGTCTGCTGATGGATGCCGGAGCCGTAGCGCCCTGCCCCGCTGGCGCCTGCGTTGACGGTGTTGCGTGCTTGGTCGACGACCTGCTGGAAGCCGGGATCAGAATTGATGTCAAAGCTGCCATTGGCAACGGAGCGCGTGTTGTTGAGCGCCTCAAGCTGGCCGGAATTGTAGCCGCCGTTGTTGATGACGCCTTGAAGCTGGCCGGATAGCCCGTTGCCGCCAAGGTTGGCGTTGGCGGAATCGGTGATGGCGTTCTGTCCCTGGATGGTCTTCTGGTCCCACGGAACGACGGTGGATTCGCCGTAGACCTTGGCCCCTACACCTCTGTCATAAAGGCTCTGCGCAGCGCCAATGCCCTGCTTAAGAGCAGGCTGTGCTTCCTTCCACGGTTCGCTGTTCGATTGCGTGGTTGTTTTGCTTCCGCCACCAGTCATATCTCGACCTCATAGACAATGCGCAGTTTCTTGGCTTCCGGGAAGAATTTCGGCCAACCTTCGCGGCCTTCTGCGATAAAGCTTGTCGCGCCGCCGTCTCTGGCCATTTGCGCGATGAATTCGCGGGCCATCGGCAACCATTCGTCAGCGGACTCACCGACGATGGCCAAGCAGCGCATGACGTATTTCTTCGCCCATTTCTGGAATTGCATGATCAGCGCTGCCTTGAGCCCGCCGTCATCGAAAACGACGACGAGAAAGGCATTCCCAGATCGGCACATCTGCCAGAGTTCACCGGACGACAGATCGCCGCCGGTCCTGTCGCATGCCTGCTGCAGCCGGTCTCCGAATGTCGGCCAAGCCGCATCAACCTCGGCAGAATTCGCGATAGCAATCCTCATTGCGAGCGAACCGGGCTGACTTCGGCGATGACAGACACGACATGCAGGGCATTGGCCGTCCCGGCGATCACCTGCAGCGTCCACCCATCGGGCAGCTGGACATTATGTTCCTTGATGAAGAGCGTGGTATGCGATGCGATCGGGAAGACATCGTAGATCTTGTAGATGTTTGTTCCATCGGTCATCTGCAGCGTGAAATTGGCGCTTGAGGCGCTATCGTTACACACCGACATGCTATCGAGGGAGCCGCGGAGGTTTGTGATTCCAGTGTAAATGCCGATCGTGCCGGTCGTCGTCAGATCTTTGCAGATCGTTTTCACATTGGCGATGAATGGGATATTGACGCTCATAGGCCACCACTCGGAAGACCGTTGACGTTCAAGGCGCTGAGAGCCGACCAGCCATCTTCAGCCGGGATAATGGCGCGGAAGGCATGCAGCCTGCCATCGGCGCGGAAATCGAACATGAACGACCGACTGTTTCGCGCCTGCTGCGCGGTCCACGTCGGCGTGTCGTCGTGCGAGTCCAGTATGCCGATCGCAATCGTAATCCCTGGGCTGTCACTGATCGCCCTCAATCCCGCTACGAAGCTTCTGCTGCCAGGGGTGAATTCCGTCTGCCCCGTCTCGATCGTTGCCTGTTGCGGCAAGCCGGTGAAGAAGCCCAGCCGGAAAGTGGCGTCAAACCCTGCAAAGGAGGGCGGACCACCGCCATAAGCCGAACTGTCCAGCGAGAATGGCAGCAGGTCGATCGACGACGATATTGCGTCGAGGTCTTCGAGCGTCTTGGCAGACGTGGCGAACACTCCGAGGCCGGTAACGATCGTGTCGGACTGGAACCAGCGGTCCAGCTGCCAGGCGTAGCCGAGGATATAACCGTTTCCGCTTGCGTCCTCATAGCGCCACATGACCACCTTGCGGAAAGGGTCATAGACACCCTTGATCTTCGAGCGCGTCCCGTCTGTCGTTACCGTCTGTATCCAGCGGTCGACACGTTCAGCCCCGATGGGTGTTGCTGAAGCGCCGCGGTAAAAGCCGGTATCGGAGTAATAGACAAAATCCCCGCGGCCAATATCGACAAGCGACAGAGGTGCAGCGCATCCCCTTCCCTCGGCAAAGGGCGAGAAGGTGAAGACATAGCCAGACGACGGATCGAAGATCATCGATCGGAAGCCTGAGCGAAATGCCAGGGTGGCGCCGGAGCCGTTGACGCTGATCGCCTGCAACTCCTCGCCATCGGGGAAGCTGTTGGTGTCGCAAAGCTCTTCGCCTGGAACCCATTGCTCCGAATTGTTGATGCCGGACCAGTGGATCGCCGCAGCGTCGTTGTTAAGCTGGAACAGGGCCACGAAATCGCCGATCACCTTGACGAAGCGGGCCTTTGGCGGAGTTCCCGGCAGATCTGCGAAATCCGTGCTCGTGCCGATATCATAATATTGCACGACGTCGTTCAGGTTGGTGGCGATGATACGGGCTCCGAACACGTCGAACGACCATTCATCACCATCGGGGACCGCATATGGCGCGCTTGGCCCCGATACATCCGTCAGCGTCCCGTTATTGTTGACCAGATAGAGCCCGGTCGCTGTGCCGGCGATCGTCACCTGTACGCCGGTCGACAGTCTTGCCGTGATCGAGCCGCGCGGGGCACTGGAAAGGGCATTTGCCAATGGAACGAGAGAAGGCATCGGCCCCCAGCCATCGGCGATCGGCAGCGCGTTAACAGCAACCGCCGTGGCGGCGCTGTTATAGGGCGCTTTGTCCGGTTCGAATGGCGGGAAAGAGACAATCACGGTGTCAGCATTCCCATGCGCGTACCAACCTTGGCGTATTCGCTCAACTGGTCCGTGATATTCAAGCCGTCGATCGTTGCGGCGACCATCGCCTGTGAACGTGCGAGCAGCGCATCATCCTTGTTGAACATGGCGAGGTGCATCAGCGATGCATGCAGATACAGGTCAGGCATCTTGGCCAGCAGCCAGTTGCTTGTGACTACGTCGGAAAGCGTCGGGATGGCGGCATAATAGACGAGATCGACGTTCACGCCGGAGGTCGGAAAGACATAGATGGTCGAACCGGTTATGGAAAACGTCGTCGAAAGCCCCGCCGCGCCATCGGCATAAGCGCCGTTCGTATAGCTGCCGGTCGCGTAGGATAGCGGTCTTGGGAACGAGGCCATGGAACGAGCGGTTTTGTATTGCAGGTAGTCGGTCGGAAGCGTGCCAACGCCGTTCGCCATTGTGATTGAGGCAAGCGTCTCCATCTCCCGGACGCGCAGTGGTGCGATGCCCCTTGCGGGAACGCCATAGTTGAATCCGTTCGTGGCAAAGGCGATGCAATTCGCAACCTCTGTCGTGCTGGCAGCATCGGAACGCGCCGCCCAATTGAGGACGGACGTCTGAAGGGCGGCATAATCCATCAGATTTTACCTTTGAACGTCCGGTAAGGGCGGGCATGTTCGGAATTCAGCCACCATTTGAAATGGTCGCGGTCGCCTTCCTTGATCTTTTCCATGATCTGGTGCTGCGTGCTGTAAAGCACGTTCAGCGGGATGCGACCGACGACTTGGCCATCACCCCAGCGCTTGCCTTCGCTCTCGGCATAGAGGCGCTTGTTGTCCTCGACGAGTTCGTCATCCGCCAGGAACTCGGTCTTGATGACCTGTTTCCCATCAGGGAGCATGGCAATCCAGTAACGATGACTGGACGTCTCCCGAAGAAGCGTCCAGTCAAGATTGTCGGCGCCGCGAAGATCAACGGATAGGGTCATTGCGTTCGGCGATCTTCTTTTCGATGACGGATTGCGCTTCAGCGACAGGCAAGCCGACGAACTGGCCGGCCATGACCTTGGCGCGCTCTTCGTCGTTCGGAGGACGATAGACGCCGCCTTCGCCCTGGATCTGGAAGTCCGGGCTGATCGGGCGGTAGTTTCTGACCAGCTTGACCGGGAAGAGCTTTTCGGCCGACTTCACCTTCTGCTTGATCTTGTCCATGCCAGGGTCTTTCTTGAACTCCGGCTGCTCTTCGTCGACGGGAACGAAGCGTGCTTCGCCCTGTGGCTCATGGAAGCGCCCGTCCTGGGGTTCGTTTGCCGCCATGGTTTCGGCGCCTTTTTCCTCGATGGCCTCGCGGAGCTTCTGGTCGCTCATCTTTCCATCGACTGCCAAGCCCATATTGCGGGCCTGCTTTTCGAGATCAACGCGGCTCATGACCGTGTCCTTTCAAAAGGGGTGGATTCCCCCGTAACCAACGATTGACGGGGGAATTTGTTTCGTTAGACGGCGCTGGAGAACGGCGTCGCCTCAGTGCCGGTTGCGGAGCCGATGACGGTGACGGACCAGAGGCCGGCCGCAACGTCCTTCAGGATGACACGATCGCCCTTGATGCCGCCCTTGGTAGAGCCGTCCATGGTGATCGTGTCGTCAGTGGCGCCGGTTTCCCATGCGTTCGACGTCGAACCACCGTCAGCCGCCTGGATGGCGAGGCCCGACATGATGTCCGTCGAGTTCGCCACCTGGATGATCAGGCTGTTGCTGGTGATGGTCGTGCCGACGACGAACTCGAAGATCGAGCCGTAGCCGAGAGCTGCGGGCAGCGTGAAGGTGATGCCCGCGGCGCGGTTGGCCGTGATGACCGTGCCGCTGTGTGCTTCCGCCGTAAGGGTGAGCGGAGTGGTGGTGATGTTGATTGGCTGCATGCGATCCATGATGTTGGCTCCTTAGCTTGCCGACGTCATGCCGAAGATATCGGCGATGACCGCATGAGCGGCTTCGTTGTTGACGACCAGCGTGTACTCGACGAGCAGAACCTTCTTCTCCTGGTCGCCGGTCTTGGCCGGGTCTTCGCGGTGGATATCGCGGAGAGTGCCGAGCTTGGCCA